CGCCACACCACTAGCTTTCTAGGAAGCTTAGGTCATCTTTCACGCTACTACATGTGCCCCGGCGGCACTAGCAGTATCACCCCCGGTTGTCCTGTATTGCTGGCAATACCCCGCGACAAACGGTACACTTTCCCTTCTTCCTTTCCACCGTCAATACCAAGATGGTCTCCCCAGCCCCTCGTCGGAGGCAGGCCCGGACGCCCCGCCAAAAGCAGGGCGTTACTCCGGATGTCCGTTTGCGGAGAGTAGGCATCGAGATGACGTCGTATTGTAAAGGTCCAAAAGATCTTCCAGTGCGCCGCTACAACCGGCCAGAGACGTCTTGGGTCTCACACTCACTTTTCACTTGATGGCCAGCGGAATTAAGGCCTGGCGCCAAAACTCCAACTTCATCAAGCCCACCGCTTCCTCTTCAGTTTCGAACTCCTCAGGAAGGAGAAAGAAACTGGGCGCCTTTTGACGAAGAGCGCATAACTTCGGAATTCGTGAGCCGACGAAACTCAGGAAACTCTTACAGGGCAGGACCCTGTAACCATAACTCCGACGTACTTTCCCGCAGGACGGGGAATATACGTCTCTCTTCAAACCTCCTATCCGACCCTCACTCCAAAAGAAGCTCCGTAAAGCCTCAGCTTCGAGGGCCGTCGCGTCCCTGCCACAGACACGACGCAACGATGCGGGAATGGACACCTCGGAAGGGTCCACCGGTAAATCAGTATAAGTTCTACTGATCCGCATCTGCCTCTCTCTCAAATGAGAGGCATAGGACAGGTGTCCTAGTTGGGATGGAAGGAAACCCCATCTCCTACCGATCCGCGTCCTCGAAAACGCGTCCATCATCTTGGGATCAACACTACAGGCCTTCGCCATGTGTAGCATCCCAGGAAAATCGGTAAGAGCTCCTACTCTGCGTGGGTGGCGTACTTCTCGCCACTTCCCCCTGCTTCTTAGGAATACCGTCGAGTTGAGCTCGGCAACATTCTTGCTCACAGTCGTCTTGGTAGAGTTGAGTCGGTACCCGTAAGGGTAGTCCTGCACTCCAACACCTCGGCTCGCGGAGATCAGCGTATCGTCTCCGTTAACCAAGAACCGTGAGTCCACACAATCTCTGGCCGCCCAGGAGGCGGCGCAGAAAGAGTGTAGGCAGAGAAGGGGGAAACACATGTAGGATCCCATGTTCTGTCCGTGTCTGACTCTCCTCAATTGTCCCTCCTCGCCCTCGAATAGCGGGGTAAGAGAAGCCCTGGCCAGACGCCTAAGGCTACGAGGAATCTTCACCGAAGTGAAGAAAAGACAATCAAGGATAGCGTTAGTCACTTCGTGACTAAGGCCGTCGCTTGCAGAAATGAGGTCGACTGAAGTCTGGACCTCATTGACACAGACAGAATCAATCCGTTTATCGGTCGGAGGACCGACAAGGAGCCAATCAGTGGTAGCAGCAAGATGTTGGAAAACCATCCGATGCATCGGAGCCAGAAGGTCTACGTTCTCATCGAAGATGAGAAGGGGGCGCTTCTTACCAGCTGATTGTACTTCCTTGTAGCGACAGTGCATGAGATCCAGTCCAGGGGTCTCTTCTCTACACTTCGCTATAAACTCTTCTCGCCTCCCGACCCAGAGATGGTCGGCCCTTGATCGCAAGGGTCTTCGAGCAGTAGGATTCGGAAGATGACTCCCGACGAAAGAGTCATACTTCTTATCCCACCCGGAGGTGAAAATTTGAGCACATACACGCCGGACGTGTAAAAGGTACTCAGGATTGACGGGAGGGGGTTGAGAGCATGCGTTCATTTCCCAAGATGAACGCACGGAGGGAGCGTGGACGCGACAACCCGATGGCAGGTTGCGCTTAATTGAAGCAACGGCGAGAGCGAGCTCCCACCGTTGCCGGCGTCCTAATCTCTGTAGACTACAGAGACCATTTTCCCCCCGACGCTGGCGTCGGGGGAAGGCAACAGAGGTCCGCTCTTTACCCTGTTGCAGAAGGAAGAGGTGGAAACGTCCAAGCGAGTCAGGACTGCAGTCCGGAAGTTCAGAATACGGCAAACCGTATCTAACCCGAAGCAACTGCAGACCATTGTGAATCGTCTCCTTGGTCTGGCGCTCGCCTTGCGAGCAAGCCCCACACCGTTTAACTAGTGAACCGCTGGCGGATTTATCACTAGGGCCCTTAACGCGGGTCAAACGGCTACGTGCTTTAGCGAGCACACGATCCTCTGAA